CTGGCTTACTTGTAGAGGTACCTGACTTAGGTACACTTAAGGATCTTAGAACAATCCTTATGCTCTTCAAGAAAACTCAACTATCTGTCGAAGATGAAGAACTTCTTCATCAGAAAGCAGTGAACGAGTTTTACCTGTGTGATGAAGTTGCAAGTACGGTTATAATCCCGGACAGGCATCATCATCTCATTGGACGTGTCAGTAAAATGCTACTCAACACCCTCAACTTTAAGGATGTCGAAAATGCACGCTACCGACACGGGCCAGGAGCCGTTAAAGAAGGTTACAAAGCGAACGAGAAATACGCCGCTTTGTTCGAAGCCGTCAGAAGTGACGACTCCGATCTCCATAGATGTGGACTCTGGGGGTTCAGCGAGACAACCCGTCTCCCTGATACACTCATGGAACCATCTAAGGGAGTACATGACCGAACTCGAGGTCGCAGAAGTGCGGCATCGAAGGTCTCTAGGTTCACAATACTACCTAGAGCAGCTCGGCTTGTTCCCCTAAACATTGGAGATTCCAACGATAACGGGACCTCTAGAAGCAGTGCCCGACTAATTTCCGTTCCGAAGAATTCTTCTTCGCGACGGACTATTACGGTTGAGCCCATGTTGAAACAGTTTGTCCAACAAGGTCTCAACATTCTACTTCGGGAAAGTATTACCGAGTGTAGAATCTTGCGTAACTGTCTAGCACTATCCGACCAAAGCCTTAACCAAATTAGCTCTGGAAGGATCCCTTCACGACAACTGGGCAACCATCGACCTAAAGTCTGCGTCAGATTTATTGAGCGTTCAGCTCGTTAAGTCTGTATTCAGACATCATAGTCCTTTCTTGGACTATATGATGGAGTGCCGTTCTCCCTATGTGGAGTGTGGGAACAAACCCACACTTACTTTAGGGAAATTTGCCGGGATGGGGAACGCTCTAACATTTCCAGTACAGTCCATCTGCTTTGCCGTGGTAGGCATCGCAGCTATCTTGGATAGTCAGGGTAAATCCCCGACTTACTGGAGTGTTAGGCGCGCTTCTAGGCATATACGAGTATATGGTGATGATATCATCATATCTTCTCGTTATGCTCACCAGGTTGTGGACTGGCTTCATGCCGTTGGTTTGAAAGTCAACGTCAAGAAGAGCTTCCTTACTGGTAACTTTAAGGAAAGCTGCGGTGTCGATGCGTATCGAGGGGTTGACATAACTCCTCTTTACATTAGACATCGTCCAGATCAAGTCGAGGCCATTCCTAACGTTATTGCCGG